TCACGTAATTAGGCCACTTGATGCCGTTTTTAGGGTAACCATGCATATGCCTTGGAAGCCACCAGCCGGTAGTGCGCTCGGTTCATATTCCACAAAGTCTATGTCGTCAACTACCACTGACCAGGTGTTAGTACCCTCCTGGTAGGTGACGACCGTTTGCGCTTGGCGTAGTCCTTCGAGGAATGCAAGTTCCTGGTAGACGTAGAACCCTCGTCGCCCAGCCCTTGTTTCTAATTCGTCCCAGAAACGCAAAGCAGTGATGATGTTCTTCCCGGCAGTGATGGCGGGGAAGGCTTGGAGCGTGGCCCTGCGTAGAGTCGTGCCTACCGTGTCTGACACGGTGGCGTAGAGCGTGAGGTCCGTCTCAAACAGTTCCCCGTACACCTGTGGGACTGAGAAGAGGTTGGTCGTTCCACTGACTATCCCCAGCGAGTAGGTGTTCTCATCATCTTGATTGATGGACGCTCCGACACTACTGGTGGCGCTCGTTGTGTCTACCGAGTAAGCCACCAGAATCTTCTGGTCAGGAATTCTGAATGAGATATAGCCGGAGTAGATGTTGCCAGAAGGAACGTACGTTGATGCAGCGGTGTAGACCCCTTTACCCTTAACCGTGAAGACTGGCGCGCCCTCCCACCAGTCCATTGAGGTTACTTCCCCCGTTCCTCCCACCATGAGGTTCGAGGAATAGGCCGGAGTCTGATCGCCTGTAAAAGTAGAGATGTCTAGCCAACCGAGCCCGGTGCAGGTGTCGGTAGCCTTGACTGTAGACGCGGAATAGTTCGACCACCCGAAGTACACGAAACGCTGGTTGGCGGTGAAACACCGAACAGGCTTGGTCGCAAGTTCCTGAAGGTTGGGGATAATTGGACCTATCTTCAAGAGTCCGGTGTCCTGACCAGAAGGGTCAATCAGACCAAGGGTTTGGCAGAACCTCATCCCTAATGATGTCCCCATGAGGATGTAGTTCACGAACGCAAAGAGCGAATACACGGCTTCGCCAGGTGGCAATGGAGTCGCCACAGCCGGGGCCGCCAGTGTCGTCCCGTCAGAAGCAAACTGCGTTTTATACACGCTCGATACCGTCGCGCTGCTGGCTGTTCCTGCGAAGCCTCCTAGGTAAATCCATCCGTTACCACCGCAGGCTGAGTTCCATGTCCATGATGCCTCGGGCTGAGTAATCAAAGCAGTCGGCCACGAGGTGGTCGTCCCAGATATCTGGTAGAGAGATGTTCCGTCAGCCACTAAGAGAACGTTTGAGCAATACGCGACGAAGTACACGTTCTGGCTCGACACGTTCACCAGTTGCGAGGTCGTCCACGTACCCGCCACACAGGTGTAAACGCCACCGGTTCCACAAGCGATGTAGATGCTCGCTCCGTCGCTGCACATGGAAACCGGCGTTCCACTCAGTCCTGTGAGCGCGGTGTACGTAGTGCCGTTCGTAGAGTATCCGACTCCCGACGAGTTGAGTTTTATCAGGAACCCATTTACCACCAGAACCTGGCACGTCGTGTCCGTATCAGCAATTAACTCTGTGGTGTCAGGCAAGAGCCCTGCATACCACTTGTTGGTGAAGACATCTACACCTTGAGAGTGATGGAATCTGTTCGGGAATGATTCTTTCCTATCGACAAAGAGTTGGCCCGAGCCCATCGACCAGTCGTTGAACTCACTTCGCCAAAGTCCTTGAGGGTTAATGGTTCCTTCGCCGGGTTGATTGGTTATGTCAGTAGCATCTCGTTGTGCCGGAATAGATGAGTGCCTAAATGAGTCTCTACGTCCGAACTCAAAGGTCGTGTCGATCATGTACCCGTGACCGCCAATAGCCACGTCATAGGTCCCAGGAACCTCGGCAATGGTGCCAGGAATGGTGGTGGTGCTGTAGCCCCAGGCGCTAGTTTGTCCTCCGGTCTGGGTGATCTGAACGAAGCATCGGTACGTCTGGGGAGAGAGCAAGTTGGCACATGTCGCGCTCAGGGCGTTCGATCCCACCACTCCGCTATTCCATGCCGTCGCCCCATTGCCGGGCGACGTTCCGTAGTTACCAAACTCAATGATGACCTGGTAGGCGGTTTGAACGCCGGTCCCCAGAGTCTCGCCCCACGTAACGACTGGAAAACTGGAGGTGGTCGTACCGGTCGGGGCTGTCACCGTAACTACCGGAATCGCTACGGCGTTCAATACGAAGTCGGTAGCGAACGAACCCTGAAGATCAGGTGATGCTTCCTGGCTAGCGAATGACCAGTCGAATACGCCGCCGTTGGAGAACGTCCCGCTGGGAACGGCGACTCCAGCAGGGATAGTGACGCTCCACGAAGCACCCGGAAGAGTGGTGATCGAGTTCCACACGGCGGAGGAGGAACTGAAGTCCGTCCCGTTCCAGTAGCCGTAGGAATCACCGCTGATCTTCATACGCATGGCGTAGGCGTTCTGATTCTTCGCATCGGTTGAGTTGAACGTCGCGCTGAAGGTCAGGCCACCCGATACATCGTCGTACGCTGCGGTCACTGGCGAAGTGAGAGTGGGCGGGGAAGGCGGGGAACCCCACTGGGCGTAAAGCGTGGCGCTTACGGTGAAGGGATACGTCGCGCCGTCCGCGTAGGCCGTTCCCGTCCCGTTGGCGAGAGTGTTCCAGCCGTCAAAGGTGTGGCCCGCGTAGGTGAAAGAGTTAAGGGTTAGCGCGGTGGGAGAACTGGCAGTCTCTGGAGACATCGTTCCCGAGCCGCCGTTGGCGTTGAAGGTCACGACGATGCCCTTCACCACGATCCCCGCCGTCACGTACACCTGACTCGTTGACGTATCCCAGGTTGTCGTCAACGACGATACGGGGGGAGAGGGATACGTCGAAAGCGATGCGCTTCCGCTCGCTGTGCTTGTCCACGGCGAGCCCGGCGACGTGGTGATCGCAGCCCCCGAACGGCAGGCGAACACCGCCCCACCCCCTATGGCGTTCGGCGTGAAGGTAGGCCCCGAGATGGTGGCGCTCGTCGCCGTGGAGTGTCCCAATGAGTCGATAGCCGCTGAACCCGACGCGGTAGATGCCCCCATGCACCCGACGGCCTGCATTGTCCACGCAGAAGAAGCACCGAACGTGGCGGAAATGGTGGTGCTCGTTCCCCCGGCTCCCGTACCGATCAACATCTCGATGTTCCGCGTATTAACGCCGATGTCATCCTCACCCACTACTAAGGTCCACGTCAACCCGTTCGTGTCAGTTACACCAGTCGGGTAGTAAAGCACCCCCCCCACAGCATCGTTTGAGATGACGAGTATTACCGGTTGTCCAGCCGTGAGACCGGTCAGCGAGACTGAAGGTGTCGTGCTGCTTCCTGAGGCCGAGGCTGGGGTCGAGAAGGTAACAGCCACTCATCTACCAGACTGTTGACCGTACTGCATATGCAATCGTCCGGATTCCGCATTGATTCTCCGTTGCCTGAGAGCCAAAACCTGTGCCACAGAGTTCATCACCGCTCCAGGTGGGACTTCAGTAGCACGTCGTGAGTCGGGAGCGGAGTCGATCTGGTTACGCTTCACTTCTCGCGGAGCAACGATGGAAACGGCAGCTCCAAGCGGAGGAAGATCATATGCCGTGTTCATCAGCAACGCGACTTCCGTAGCGTCGTCGTCCCAATTGACGAATGGCTGAAACTGTTGCTTGTAGGTGACTCGAAACGGCAGTCCCGGAAAGCCGTCCGTGTTTAAACGCAAACCAAATCCGCTAGGGAAATCGGTTGGGTCAGCATTGGAAGTTAGTGTCCACTTCCTACGGGGGAACGGAATCCAGGTCGCGATGGGGTAGGGAATCTTCTGCTGGATGCTGAGAATACTTCCGGCCCCTCCAAGGAAACCCGTAGCCCCCGCCATGTCGTAACCCACAGTCGCAGGATTGTACGAGATCTCAATGGAATTGACCGCATATAAACCATTCTCCGGAGCGCAAAGGTCGTTCAGATCATCATTGATTGCCGTCATAATGTCGAACGCCGAGAACCGCGGGTTCAAATAAACCAGTGCGCCCACGGTGTGGTTCGCCTCGCTGCTGCCAAGGTACCCCGGAACGACAGTCGCCGTTGTGCCACTAACCGCCTGGACGTAGAACAGTTCAAGGTCGCATGAGATAACAGTTTCGGGACGAAGACTCGGAAGAATTGTCCCAGCCGGGTCTGATAGGAGCATCGAAGTAGACCCGGCTGTGTAGTCGTCACTTAACGTGAGGGCTTCTACCTGTTGACCAGGTTGTATGCGCCGTAAAACTTGCGCGATCATGCTAGAAAGAGTTGCGATTGTGGCTACCTCCGTCTATGATTTGCCTTATGAGGCAAACCCTTTGGGAAAGATTCTGGAATCAAGTTGACCAGAGTGAAGGACCGAACGCCTGCTGGCCGTGGCTTGGATGGCGGCGCAAGAAAGGATACGGCGAGATCGGAGTCGGGGGTGCGCCCAGCCGGAAGCAACTCACACACCGAGTGGCCTACGTCCTGGCCGTTGGGCTCATCCCCGATGGCCTCTTCGTCTGTCACCACTGTGATAATCCTCCCTGTTGCAACCCGAGACATCTGTTCGTGGGAACCATCCAAGACAACCTCGCGGACATGAGAGCCAAGGGGCGTGGCTACAACGGCTCCCATCCGGGAAAGAGGGGAACCGAAAACACCATGACCAAACTCACTCCAGAAGAAGTCAGAGCGATACGGATTGACGGGAGAAAACAAAGGGAAATAGCCGAAGCGTTCGACATCAGCCAGTCCAGCGTCAGCTACATCAAGAATCGGACCAACTGGGCGCACCTGGATTAGCACTAGGTTTCCCTAGGCATAGGTAACGCTTCTATTTCCTCCAGAGTCGGAAGGTTAGAGTTCAATTTTTGTCCGCACGTTATACACAAGGCGTGGGAGGCGGTGTAATTCGGTATCCGCTCGTACTGTTCGGGTGTCAAACCTGATTCCAGAATGGACATAGCGGGCGCACCCCCGTCACTATCAATGTTCACCATCATATTTTGAGGAAGGCACGCAAGATCAAGATGGCCCGCGTCAAAGAGGACTCTCTTAACGTCGGCTGGTTCCCAATAATCCCTACCCGGTTCAAGTTGGTATTGAAGCCCACCGACCTCGAAGAAGCGTGGGGTAAGAACCCTGACTAGATACCTACGAGCAACTGGTTCCTTCCACGTCACCGGTTCAACGTCAGGTAGTTCTAAGTTCTCTCTTCCAATGGCGTCTAGATATTTCCTGGCGGTTTCGTCCCAGGTAAATTCCCTTCCGACAACTTCCGCATTGACTCTCGCACGGAATACTGCCTTGTCGTAATTGAGATAAGCGTCTTCCATTGCCTCGCAGAGTTCATCGAAGTTAGGCTCCCACCAATTACCAGCAGGTCCGTGATGGAATGCTTGTGGAGGGGTTTCTTGGAGCGTCCAACCCAAGGGGTAGGTGATTAAATCTCCATACGCAGCGTGGCCGTGAGCGTTTGTTGCGATAGTGGGACAACCCTGAGCCATTGCTTGTAAGGGGCGCATCCCAAAACCCTCACCCCTAGAGGGCTGGACGTACACATGCGCCATAGCGTAAAGGGCTATCTCTTCCTCGTCGGTCAACTTTCCAGTGATGAGTTGAATGCGGTCGTCCATTGGAAACTCAGATGCTTTCGCTGAGTGGACTAACAATCTGGGAGCGGGACCGTCGGGAACGCGAGAATCAAAGACCTTCTTGAAGGCTTCAATAACTAACTCTGATCCCTTGCGATGCCCACCACCACTGATGAAGAAAGTGAAATGATCTTCGGAAAGAGTTGGGCGAGTGGTAGGGAACCATTGCAGGGGATCAATACCTAGTGGCACGTACTTCACGTTGTCGTGATAACGACTGAACATCTCTAGGTTCTGTTCACTCGGAACGATGACCGTCTCGAAGTTGTCGATGGTTTCCCTGAAGGGTTCGGGGAGAAGCGTGGACTCGAACATGGTGAGGATGCTGCGCGTCTGACCTTCCCAGTGTCCCCGGTAATGACCAGGTGTAGCCATCCATGAGACGTGACCACAGACCGCAGACTTTCCATCATTATGGGGGATGAACTTCATAGCGCCAGAGGATTCAGGGCTGGGTAGGTCATCGAATACGTCAACACCAGCGCGGCGTACTGCTGCTACGAGGTCAACTGCCATACGCCCATAGCCAATTTCTCTGGAATGTGGATAGAGCGCATTCATTCTCATAGCGGGGCCTGTGCCTCGGTCATTCTACTTTCCATCTCTTTTCTAATTCCGGGAGACATGATGACAGAATGCTCGACCTCGAACTTGGAACTTGCCTGGGCTTCAATCTCTGCCGAGCCAAAGACATTCTTAGGTTGTAGTCCCTGCCGTCTCAACCGCTTATACGCCGACATTGAGCGGTCGCGTTCACGCTCGGTGAAACGGTGTTGGCCTGCGTCTATCCCTTGGATTTGTACGCTTTTCAAGTTGATGACGAAACAGGGGTCGCACCCTACCCCGACATGCTGCCCGGTGTGCTGTTCGTACTCGACTCTCTGTTCGTCGTTCCCTTTAGGTAACAGAGATTCTTCGTACTCTTCAAAGATGGTTTTCACAGTCCCGCTTTCGTGCAGAGAGCGCCTAATGCACTCATCCCGGTTGTCCCCGCGATGCTATTGCACACTGCGTCTAAGCCGAGGTTCTTTGTTCCGGCTTTTACATTCAGGGCCGCTAGGAGTCCTAGTCCTGTCGTCCCGGCGTACGCATTAGCGGCCCCGAGTTCCCCCAGATTCTTGGTTCCAGCCAGGGTATTAAGAACGTAGAGCCATCCAGCGGTAGGGGCTGCGCCAGTTACGGAATTTACTGTCCATTGTGCGTACAACGTTGCCGAAGCGGTGAAAGGGTAACTCGCTCCATCTGCGTATGCAGTTCCGCTTCCATTTGCTGCGGTGTTCCAGCCCATGAAGGTGTACCCCGCATTCGCCATCGTCCCGGTGGAGAACAGAGAGAGCGCCGCCGCGACATTGTTCGTCTGCGCAGTTAATGATCCCGTACCGCCGTTGTTGTTGAAGGTCACGGTGAAACTGGGTAGCGCAGCGATGTCAATAACGACGGCGACCCACTCTTCGTTCCCGGTGTTGATTGGTGCTGCTTCGTTTAATGACGTAACGCTGGATCCAGTGCCGGTAAAAGAGGCAGCACCAATGGCGCCGGGATAGGTTGCATTGTTCAGAGTTGTCTCCACCGGAGTCCAGCCCGAAGTGAATGTCCACGTCACGGTGGCCGCTGCCGCGGAGAAGAGTGTCCCCGCTCCTATCAACAGAGAGTTCAATGTCGAGGCTATAGAGACTTGCGCTGCCACTGGCGAACCGCCTGATGCACCCGATGCAACGGCGGTTGTGACTGTTCCAGCATTCTCAATTTCGAAGATGACCATTCCGACTCCGCGGCCGGTGCCATCCGCAGGAACAGCCATAATGAAGCCCCACGTCTCGCCATCGCCAGCCTGAACCACTCTCGTCGCAATTCCCAGCCCGCACGGGTTAGTAGAACTGGCGTTGGCTTGCGCCTGCCACTGCTTTTGGGTCATCGTGCCAGCGACATAGTTGGCAACGTTGTCGATCATGCCGCCGTAAATAGCAACTAACAGATTGCCCGGAGTCGGAGTCTCGCCGAACACAGCATTGATCGTGTACGTGACTTGGTTAGAAACCCAGAGTGTTTGAGCCTGTTGAACAATGGTGGGATTAGTCATCAGACTGCTTCGAGATATTGGCCAACGATGGCGTCGGTTGCCGTTCCGGACACTGAGAGGAGTCGATATTGTCCGGCTGGAACCTTGGCTCGCACTGGGACTATTCCAGTTGCGACAGTTCCTGTGATAATTGTGGTCTGCGTGGGCGAACTAGTCGGACCTACGCCGTCTTGGACCACGAGCGATGTATTCGCGGTCACGGCAAGATACACCGTCAGCCATACGTCATAGGGCAGCGTATTCTCAAAGGCAGTTCCGAGGGCAAGATTCCCAAGTGCGGTCTGAATAACGGAGCTCGTGGCCAATGCTCGGATCGGAACGCCCGACGACTGACCCACATAAACCTGGTCGTAGCCTTGAGAAAAGGCTGCATCGTAATTGCCTAGGGTCGGTGGCGTTCGATAACGTACGTAGCCAGCAGTGCAGTAAAGAGTCATGTAAGTAGCGTCGAAACCGGGATAGACATTTTTGATGTCACACCATCCCTCAAAAGTCGACTCTGCCAAAACCACAACGTTGGAAGAGCCGCCCGATCCACTCTCGTTGTAGCCGCACTCGACAGTTACTTGGTACGCCTTTATCAGATGAAGGAACGACACTGAGTTCCTGAAGGCGTGATTGCTTCCAATCAGTGTCACGTTTAAAGGTGAGCCGAAGCTCGTTGTGTCCTCGTCTACTTCTACATGGTGCGCGCCAACTCCGCTGCCACAGGAGTCAATGGTGACATGATTGCAACGGACTCGAAAACCGGCCTGGAAGATGCCATACACGTTGGCGTTGATCCGCACTATCCCAGGATTGGCACAGCCGTCAAGGTCGTAGGCGTAGGCCCCTGAAACCCAATCTCCTTGATCAGACTCTGATGCTCCGGTCGAAACGGCCATAGTGATTGTTTCGGATGGATAGGGCAAAGCGATGTAAATGCACTTCATCGCTTCGGTGATCTGTGCGATCGGATAGAACAATGTCCCGCCAGAAAGCATCCCCGTCCATGGTGCCTGCGTATTACTGGTGAGTGCCACAGTTCCGATGGCCGTGGTATTCGCTGCACCAGTCCAATTGATGATCGTTCGGGGCGTGCAATTCAATCCGTTCGCGCCGGCAAGAAGTAACGCTTCATCGATGTAATAGGTGCCATCGAGATTGGCAACCTTCCCCGCAGAGAGAATGGCGTTGATGTTGGTAGCGTCCGTTGCTCCGGTGGCATCCCCTGAGGGAGTGAGGGGAGCGACTTTTGGCGCTCCAGATGTCCCGAGGAAGTCCTGAACGGCGAGCATTGCGTCGTTAATGTTCGAGTGTTGACCAGAATGAGACGGTGAGTTGAGCGCGTCGGTAGGGGTGGGATCGGTGAATGAATCGATGGAGCTGGGGTAGTTAGTAGTCATCAGCAGCTCACTGCGTTGATGTTGAGGTCGGCAATGGTGCCGGTAATTTCCGTGGTCCAACCTGCGGGGACACGGATTGAGTAGAAGTCGCCAACAGTCGAAGCGATAGTCGAGACAAGACCAATAGAGGGTGGTGCGGTTGGTCCCATAGCGATAGCGAGTGAAGCAGCGGTAGTTGTTTCCACGTACAGCATCGTGTCCACGTTGGCGTTTAATACTTGCGTTGTCCCAGAAACGAAGGTCGGGGTAGTTGATGTAGCTCCCCCGGCTGTGCTAGTCCCAGCCGGGAAGTAGGCGTAACCCGCTCCGTTGGAGAACGTTCCGAGGCCAGGGGTAAAGCCCGGCACGTTCCACCAACCGTTGAAGTTCACGCCATCCTGATATGAAACGGTGGAGTTGGCAGAGTAGTTCCCGGCGCTGGTATCAACGACCCCACCACCGCTAAACAGCGTGAAGGAGTCTAACTTGATCGGTACGATTCCGCTGTCGTTAGTTTCCACTTCAATAACGATGTCGAACTGCTCGTACTGCAAACCGCCGTAGGTAGAGCCAACCGCGATGGTCTGAAGTCCGATGCAGCCCGCCTTCTGAACTCCTCCACGAACGGTGAACTTGCCGTGGTAGATGAGGGCCGAGTTGTAAATCTGTATACCGGTTTGGTTGGTGTACGTTCCGTCGCCGGGGGCGATGAATATGTCGATGTTCCCGTAGCCAAACGAGTTGTACCCACCATTGACGGTGAAAACGCAACCGACCGTGCAGGAGTTGACCGCTACTCGCATCTTCAGGTCCTCACACCAGCCGGTGAGGTTGTTCATGTAGATGCCGATGCCGTTGGTACCTCGGAAGTTCTGCGACGCGATTTCCAGGGTCGCCCCGACGATGTCACCCATGTCAAGACCTTTGATCCCGCCTGAGGCTGAGTTGGTGCCATCGATGGTGAAGCCAGAGAACGTACCCGCAACGTAGGGCGGAGCCGCAGAGAACGGATTGGTGTGGACGTAGAGAACCGAACCGGTAACAGCGGAGGTGGGCTGAAGAGTGGTGACAGCAATCCCCGCGCCCATAATGCTCACAGTGGTTTTGCTAACACTGAGGGTGGAGGAAATCTTGAATGTGCCAGGGCCAAGCCACACAATCCCACCGTTAGTACTAGCCGCGCAGGCCGCGAGAGCCGCGAGGATGGCCGCTGTTGAGTCAACTGAGCCAGTAGGGTCAACGGTCCCGTAGTTCCTGATGTCGTAGACCAGAGTGCCCTCGAACTCACCGCTGGTTCCTGCATTGGCGAGGACGAACGCTGTCGTCGCGAGTTGCGTAGTGTTAGTCCCAACTGTCGCCGTAGGCGCGGTCGGTACGCCAGTGAAAGCCGGTGACGCGATATTCGCCTTTAGCGCAACGGCAGTAGTTCGGTTCGTTGTCTCTGTTGCTACCGCCGCAGTAACGAACGTGGCGTTGGCAACCTGCGTGGTGTTTGATCCTGTAGCCGGAGTCGGAGTAGTCGGGACACCAACCAAGGATGGGGAGGTGGTAGTGGCGAACTTAGGGGCTGAAGAAGTTCCCACGAATGTCTGAATCGCCGTCACCGCGTCATTCACGTTGCCGTGTTGGTCAGCGTGCGAGGGTGAAGTCATGGGGTCGTTGGGCGTGGGGTCTGAAAATACGTCTACGGAAGTCGGGTAATTCGTTGGCATATCAGACGCTCTCTGGGGTTAGACGGTCCGAGTATCCGGTTCCGTACGCGGTGTAGTTAAGAAGAAGTTCGTACTGGGCGTTCGAGACTGGGTAGGTAGACGCTCCCGCGAAATACGCAACGACGTAGGGATTGTGAACGGTGTCATGTTCTGTTGGGCTCTGGGGATTGGCTCCCGCGTCGATGTAGATGGAGCGCACATAGGGAGCGGATGGGTTGAAAGGGTCCCACGGAAAAATCCCGACCATGCTTGTGTTGCTGTTCTCTGGAGTCGGGTCAGACTGTCTAACCGAACCGTCGGACATTACCCACACGTTCACGCCACGTTCGCGATTCTCGAAATGTCGCCACAGATCGCGCTGCGCTCCTGTTGAATCAGGAAGAAACGGAGGTACGAACTTTACATTCGGTGGCGTGAATAGATAACCACTGTACGTTACGCCCGAGTCATACAGCCCAGTGCCGTCGTAGGACCCTGTTCCGTAGTCATACGGGTCAAGGTTCGTGCCGCTGTAAACAGTGGTGGAGTCGTAATCGGTAGTTGTGTCGTAGATAAGAGTCATGCGGTCCCCATCAACACTGAAACTCCGCCTTGGTCCATCATGCGGTGGTGATCAACAATTCCATGAAGGTGAGGGGTGAAGCCTTTGTCTCTTAGTGTCATCCCTAGTCCGGTAGACATGACGTGCCAGTCCCTGTATCGCCACTGAAGTTCAGAGAGAGCTTTGGGAACCTTGCGGATAATCGCAGAGCGAAACCGCGTGCAGCCAAGAATCCCGAACTCCCAGGCTTTCGCATTCTCGTCAGTGAAGTTGCTGTAGCGAAACGTGCACCACACGTGGGGGCAGTCCTTGAACTCTTGGAAGACTTCCGGTGAGGCTCGCACGTCATGTTCGATGATCGTAAAGTCCTGGGGCTTCCACCACTCGCACAAGACACGCCAGTAGTCGTACTTAGTGTTGCCGACATAGACCCATGAGGCCGAGGAAGGAACCCCGGCCTCTGTTGCCTTGTGTCTGATCGTGTAGGGGACAAGGAGACTCCCCTCGCGTTGGCAGACCTGGTAATACTCACGGTCGTCATCCCACCCGTACGTCGTAGCGCGATTCTTCCCGCTGTCAACGACGGTCTCTACCGTTCTTCCAGAAGGAAGTATCTCGAAACTGTCAGAGACAACGGTGAAGGGTCCACGCGGTTCACCAACACGGTAGAACGGCTCGGCCATCAGGTGCTACTCCAAGTTAGTTGAGGTAAAGAAGCGGAATCGCCGCAGCAGCCGTGGGTTGGGTGAAGGTCGAGCCAACGGCCAAAGGCGTCGTTGCGGTCGTGGCACACGGGCCGGAGGTAAACGGTGCAACGTTGCCTCGTCCGTGTGTACCCAAGGTGGGCGTAGCAGCGACAGTCGGGCCAGTAGTCCCTGCGATGCAGAAGAACACGTAGTACTGAGCCGAGGCCGGGACGACGTAGGGGGTAGCGAAGGCGAAAGACTGAACCGTGTCCGCAGCGATCACTGCTGTAGTCGTGTCCGCTGTCACCGCAAGAACCTTGGAGGTCGTCGCCACGGTTGCGATGCCAGCCCACTGGTGAGTCGGAGTTGACGTGGGCGTCACAGCATTGATGAGGCTGATGTTGTTCAGGATTGCACCCTGCGCCAACGTCATAATGGTAGCGAACACCGTCCCGGCAGTAGCCGTCAGTGACGAGGTAGCCAACTCATCCATGATGGACTGAGCGAACACGTTGGTCAGAGCCGAAGGGCCGGTGTAGCCACCAAGGAACTGTTGGAGTGCCATGACGGCAGGACCGATGTTTGGGTCATAGGCCCTGTTGAGTACGTCGGGCGTGGCCGGAAAGGTAGAGCCTGCGCCCGTTCCTACCGCTTGGTTCTGTGCTGGCATTTCTTATTCTCCTTGATTACTCGCCCAGGGTCACTGGGATTTGAGGGGCTTCGGGTGGGTTGATTCCGCCTGCATAGTTGTTCACTCCCCATACAGGGTCTGAGACAAGGTTGAGCGGAAGGGTGATGTTCTGTGTTTCGCCTTTTTGGGTGGAACCAAATCGGTCGGTGTCGGCGTAGGGGCGAGCATCGCCAGCTGTGGGGGTGTAGTGACCTTGATCGGCTCCGCCACTTTCAGCGTCCTTGGCCCACGTCTGAGGGATACTAGCCATTGGAGGTCCCTCCATTTATAGCATCGGACGGCCTCGTTTGCGGGGGCGGACTTCCCGGCGCCCTTGTCAAATGAGCATCCGCGCGCTTTTCTATGTACGAATTAGAGAGATGAGAACTTCCGCCAACAAAGTGCTGCGTCACCTGTGGGTCAGGAGTATGTGGTGTCCCGTCGCTAGGAAAAGATACTTCAGCCATCGAGTCCTCCACTCCCTGGGTACTTCTCTCCGAACTTGGTGAAGGAACCTACCTGAGGTTCGGGGAGGTGGGAGTTTCCTATCGCTGAGTCTGGTTGGGTCCAACCATCCGGAGCAGGCCCTTCCACGTCTCCTAGGGCGTCCTGGGGCACTCTGTAGGGCGGCGAGAGAACTACATTGACCGGCATCTCACCAGCCACCGAGACTTGAATCATCGGCTCGCCCGTTGACTCCCAGCCCCAGTTGGTGTTGGCTTCGATACCTCGGATGTTGGGGGTAGGTCCGGGGTTCTCATAGGTGGCCGTGGGGAGGTTTACCCCGTTGCCATCCTGAGTCCTGGAGCCTTCTAGGTCGGCACGGGATAAGGGGCTTACACCTTCGGCCCTGCGGGACATCGGATCTAGCACCATGAGTCACCTTTCGGGTTCACTTCGCCGTTCATCTGACCTTCCATGATGTTTCCGTGGTCAAAGGCCGCGTCGTTCTGTTGTGCCCGAACGGGACGAGGAGGGAGGTTCCCCACCGAAAGTCCGGCGATGCTCTCAAGGTCAGGCTTGAGTCCGATCCCTGAATGAGCGCCCGAGAACGGAACTTCGGCAGGCAGTCTCGAGCCAGTTGAGGCAGAGTCGTTGGTCATAGGTACACCATCAGCCATGTGAACTCACAATCTCTTGGATTTGGGCTAATTGTTCAGGAGTCAGGCTAGCGAAGTCGAGTGGCTCTTCCTCAATAACTTCCTCTTCAACCGGCTCAGGAGCCTCTGGAACGACGGTAGCCAGGATGACCGGCGCGGGTTCGCCCAACTCTTTCACGGGGATACCCGCGTTGGAGAGGTTCGGACCTTTGTCTTGTGGGACGACTTGGTTCTGGTTCTCGTCGATGACTTCCCCACAGGCCAGACACTGGTGCCCGCGGATGAGCGCCTGCATGAGGTCGCTCCTTCCGCAGTTGGCACACTGAACAGCCATGAGTTACAGGTCTTCGGTCGGAGTGTCCGTACCAGCAGTCGTGTTCTGACCAATGGACGAAGCGCACTCTTGCCTCCACAAAGAGGCGGAACGAAACACACCAAACCCGCCCATCCACTTCCATCCCAACGGCTGGAAGCGACGCAGGGTGTCGGTGATCGGACCCATGACAATGACCGGGAGAGGTCCGTTGCCGTCCTTAATCGCCCACACCTTGGCAAGAGCCTGACGACCGAGGAACAGAACGCCGTAGACATCGGTGTCGGTGGTCGAGGAACCAGCGTCCGCGAACAGCGGAGCCGTTGGTGTCTCGATGAACCGTGCTCCGGCGAAGGAACCGATCTCACCGCGGAACACCTCATCAGGAGCTGAGTAGATGTGCGGAGCGATCAACGCTTGGTTACCGGACTCCTGCCAGAGGTCAAAGGAGTTGTCGGGGTGGATGAAGGCCAGGTAATACCCGCCATAACCAGGGACGTTATTGCGCTTCAAGGCAGAGACGTTGAGTCGAATGTCGTACGCGCGAAGAGTGTCGCTGGGGGTGATCTGGTTCCGCGCCCCAGGGGTGACACCCGTGGCACCGGCTGAGTAGTTGACGTTCGTACCGGCCTGGAGTTGAATTTTCGCCAGTTCATCCAGTGAACGACCAGCGTTGTAGCCAACCGTGTTGGCCTGCACCTCGTCAATGGACACAAAGGACTGAGCGCGAACGGCTGCCGACGTGATGGTCGCATTACCGTACTCATTCAAGGTCAAGGTGACCTGTGAAGAAGTCAGGGCGACGGTCGTCACGTCGGTGGATTCGTTCAGCGACGTGGTAGCAAGTGCCATGTCGTTCTGCACGTTGAAGACCACGGACGAACCAGCCATTGACTGATTGGTGGGCTTGATGTCCGCTACCTGGTCGAAGTACAACTCCGGTCGCAGGGCGAAGTAGGCGAGCATGTCGTACGCCGTCTGGACGTAATCGACAGTTCCTGTGGTGGTATAGGCCATGTTGTGAAGGGCCTCCTAGCCCTGGTTAGTACGGCTCGGGCAGAACTCCGATAAGTCCGTCCCGGTTTTTGAAACCAGGCTGACCAGCCGCTTGCGCCACGAGAGCCAAGACTTCTTCCTTACTCTTGGCGTTCCTCATTGCGACAGCGAGGTCAGTGTCTCCCGAGGGGGCTGGACTTCCGCCACTTGCGTTGAGAATCTGCCTTTGACCAGCGATTTCCTCAGCCGTGGGGCCAGAATCCACTGGTTGGATAGCGACGAGTCCGAACTTCTCGGCGTAGGCCCGAAGGCTTTCTGCGTCTAGCGGTCCGTCGTAATCCTTAAAGACAACATCTCGTGCAGGGTGATCAGGAACTCCAGCGTCCTTGATTGCTCCTTGAAGTTCGAGTGACTTGACCTGGGCTTCTAAAGCTTCGGCCTTGCGTTCGGCTGTTCGGCCAATTCGCAGTCTGGCTTGAACTTCGTTGGGTAGTTGCAATTCTTCGGGCGATAGGACTTCTTCGTTCTCTGCCATTT